GCTGGAATGACAGGTTTATTGCTTCACGTATACAAGTAGTTCTATAAATACAAACATGGAAATGTTTGATTTACTTCGCGATGTAGGAACCTCCATCGCAGCAACAGTTGTGCTTGGTTATTTCATCTTTCTGGTATTGAAACAAATACTAGATGGTATCGTCGACGATTTAAAAACATTAACTGGCTTTTGTAAGATGTTAGAAACAAGAGCTAGATCCATGAGCAATGAAATGGTCAAGATAGATACATTAGTATCTAGCGCTTTAGGTTTAACGCCGGACGTGGATAGACTTGCACGTGCCGAAAACTTTGTCGAAGATGGCAAGGTAGATGTTAGAAGGGATTAAAATTGGAAATAGTAGATGTCGTATCTCTTATTGATGAATTTGGTTTACCAGTCATTATGTCAATCGGCATGGGCTATTTCATATATTATATTTGGCAATTTGTAGGTAATCAATTAGAGCCAGCTATAGAAGAAATGCATATGGCATTGATTCGTGTCATTGATCAAACCCGTATGCTTGATCAAGACTTAATTAGACTTCAGCAGAAAGTCAATGTAGTATTACAGTACAGGGCTAAGGACGAGGTAATCCAAGACGCTAAAGAAAAAGAAGCACTAAGAAAGGTGGAAGATAAAAATGAATGATAAAGATTGGAAACTATTAAAAAGCCAACAAGGTCCTCATATATGGACAGGTAAAGATATGTTTAAAGCAATGGTGTTTGGAATGTTCCTTGCATTACTAATGATGAGTCCTTCATTGTTTGCCTCTCCGATTGTTCACCAATTTAAAAATCCTTCATTCAGTGGTGTTGGAACTGGAGCTCATTATTTAACAATTGAGAACCAAGAGCATAGTAGAAAGAAGCAGATTGAAGATGCATTAGAAGCTGCACGTAAAGCTGCAGAAAGAGAAGCTGACAATACAGTGTTAGCAAAGTTTATTAGAAATTTAGAATCACGCATATACGCTCAACTAGCAAAACAATTAGTTGACAATATGTTTAGTAATGATAACCCAGTAAGGTTTGGATCTTTTGTATTAGAAGGATCGACGGTGACTTATGAAGTACTAACAAACGAAGACGGTACAGAGTATATCAAAATGACTATTGTTGGAGAAGATGGATCCACAACAGTCATTGAGATTCCTATCGGTACAGGAAACTTCGGTGGGAATACAGATGACCCGGACGGCTAGCCTATTAACATTTTTATTACTTACAGGATGTGCATCTATACCGCAATGGTCAGAGACGCCTGCCGACTGCTCATATCAAACAGGAAAGTTTGATGAGGGATGGAATAAGGATGTGTATACAGGGATCCGTAAATTCTATAGCAGCAATTTAATATGTGCTGAAAGCCCAGAAGTAGTTAGACTGCCATCATATATTGAACTACTTAATCTACCTCCAGCAGAAAGTAAACCTGTTGTTGCGGTATATCAATTCCTAGATAAGACAGGACAAAGAAAAGATTCGGTCACAGGACAAAGTTTCTCCACCGCAGTAACACAAGGTGGAACAGAATTATTAATTGACGCTCTGAAGACAGCAGGAAACGGTACGTGGTTCAGAGTAGTAGAAAGACAAGGACTAGATGCCCTTGTCAGAGAAAGACAAATTATTAGATCAGGTCGTGAAGAAGTAGCAAAAGCGACTGGCGAAGATATACAGAATTTAGGTCCTCTCTTGTTTGCAGGAATGCTTATTGAGGGCGGCATTATTGGGTATGACACTAATATCAAAACAGGTGGTCGAGGCGCACGAACACTTGGTATTGGTTTTAGCAGACAGTATAGACAGGATGTGGTTACTGTATCTGTTAGAGCTGTGAGTGTTCTTACTGGTGAGATATTATTAAACGTACAAGCTAAGAAAACTATTCTTAGTTATGGTAGCGGCGGAGACGTGTTCAGATTTTACGAACAAGGAACCCAGTTAGTTGAGTACGAAGATGGAGTGGGTAATAATGAAAGCGTGACGTACGCAGTACGAACAGCTATTGAGGCTGCTGTACTGGAGATGGTACACCAGGGCCATAGAAGAGGGTTCTGGACTATTAATAACTTTGGGGAAGAAAAAGATGAATAAAATATTTTTAGGCCTAACATTATTTTTGTTCTCGTCTTTCACTTTTGCTCAAGCAACAGATGATAACGAAATCAACATTGATCAACAAGGTGATACATTATCACTTTACATTGACCAAGTTGGTTACGGTAACAAAATTGGATTGACAGACTTCTCGTCTGGCTCTAGTCCAATGACAATTACTGGTTCGTCACTATCTTTTGATATCGATATGATTGGTAACGAGAACTTAATTTTTGGTCCTCTCGTGGGCGATAGTTCTACATTCACACTCTTGTTTACAGGAGACAGCAACTCGCTGGAATGGGATATCGGTTACATAGGATCTTCTGATAACTCGGATGTCAACATTGATATTACAGGCGATAGTAACGACTTGAGTATCTTTCAAGGATACAATGCTTCAGCAGAAAGACTTGATCTTGACTTAACAGTCATAGGTGGAACAAATATCTTTGACATTGATATAGATGTAGATGATGCTATTTGGAACTTCGATATTACTGGAGATTCTAATAACATCAACACTCTGCAGAAGGACGGAGCCGAACATGAAATCAATTTGACTCATGTAGGTGACTCAGCTGATATTGATATCAATCAAATAAGTGGAACATGCCCATCAGGCGTTACTACTTGTAATGGTATCATTACATTAGATATAGATTCTGAGAATGCAGTCATTCAAATCAATCAAAAAGATTCTAGCAACGACAGCTAGTTGCTTCTTTACCATAGGGTTAGTAAATGCTAACCCTATTGGTGATATTATAGAGCACAAGGGAAGTGCTTCAATAACTCGCGAACAAGGCGAACAATTATCTGTGGACGATCAGTCCATACCTTCAATACAAATTAACGATACAGCGGAGACTGCTAATGGGAGACTTCTCATAGAGTTTCTTGACAAAGCAGAACTCTCTCTGACTGAGCACACAAGAGTCTATATTGACAAAGTGTACTATGATCCCGATCCATCTAAATCAAAAATGTCGATGAAGATGGTTTTAGGGACTGCTAGATTTGCATCTGGTAGACTAGGAATGGTAAACAAAAACAATATAGATATCCAGACCCCCACGGCTCAAATACAAGTTAGAGGAACCGATTTTACAACAACGATCGATGAGTTAGGTCGATCATTAGTAGTTCTCCTTCCTGATCAATATGGTAATCCATCAGGAGTGATAGAAGTATTCAATGAAGGAGGATCAGTAACATTAGAAGAGGCATATGCTGCAACCGTTGTATCAAGTCTTGACAAAGCACCAACACGAACAGTAACAATCAATAATATTACACCATCAATGATAGATAATATGTTTATTGTATCTCCTCCGCCAGAAGTAAAAGACGAGTTAATAGATGAGACAAATTCAGATCTGAATATGGATCAAGGATTACTTGATATAGATTTTTTAGAGTTCACAGAATTAGAAACAGATTACTTAGCTAAAGATGATTTAGAGTTTACAGAGTTAGATATTGATGCACTTAATGTTGACTTCTTATCTGATATATTAGATGTTATAGATGAGCTAGTTCGAACTACAGCAACGTTAGATGGATCAGCTTTAGAGTCAAACGATGGAACGTTTAAACTAAGAAACGCACAAGTTGGTTTTAACAGTGACTCACAATACAACATATTTGAACAAGACGGCGATGTAGTTTTTTTCAGAGACGTAAATGGTAGAATAAGATTAGAGTTTGCCATGTCGTCGTCTGTACGAGTAGATACATCTGTTGAAGGTTACAGTGGTTCTATATACTTAAATGGAGGAGACGACTCTATAGTTGTTATTACACAATCACAATGAATTGGAAGAACATTAAACGTTTATTTTTTAAATATTGGATAAGACCATGGGCACCATTTGTGTTTTTAATTGCTCCATTAGCATTTGCTGATAATGAAATTACTATTGACCAAACTGGTGGAGACAATTTTAATCTCACAATCAATCAAGTTGGTTCAAACAACATCATTAAAATGTATGATCCGTATTCCTATGTCAATGGTGCGGATATGACTCTTACACTTATTCAACAAAATGAGACGACTACAAATAATGTTATAGAACTGTGGCACTTAGACGGAATAGACAACGTTGTCCGTTGGGCTCAAGGAACTGCATGGGATAGTGCAACATCTACTACATACGGAGATGATGGCACAGAGGGTGGTGGACATTATGCAAGATTAGATATACACGGAGATAATAATCATTTACAAGGACATCAAACAAACCAAGGAAGTACCAGCGGTCACACATTCACAAGCATTATTTACAGTGATAATAATGATATTTGGGTAAGACAACAAGGTGATGGTGCAAAGACACTCAATCTAACAACTTGGGTAGATGGTAATGATATAACAGTATTACAAAAAGGTGATTGGGCCCAACACTCTGCAAGCATCTCATTATCAGGTTCAGAACCAACTATACTTGATTTACGACAACAAGGCACAACTACACAATCATATTCACTATCACAAAATTGTGTTACAGTCGGTGGATGCTCGGTCACAATAACTCAAGGTCAGTAATGAAGTTTCTTACTAAGTGGTGGACAGTATTAATTACAGTCACTTTGTTTGCTTCACTACAAATAACTAAACCAAATTTCTTTCAAAGCATTACCTATTCTTACTACGACTTCTTACAAGGAGAAAAAGAAAAGGAGCTTGTAGATAATATTGTATTAGTCAACATAGATGAAAAGGCTATACAAAAGGAGGGCCAATATCCTTGGCCTAGAGATATAATTGCAAAATACATTAACAATGGACCGGCCGATAGCTTATATGTAATGAACATCGTTTATTCTGAACCAGATAGGTTTGGAAAAGACGAGGAATTAGCACAAGCATTTTTAAACAAAGCTGTAGTGTTATCTTCTGCTCCAACAACACAATTAAGTGATGGCGTTGGAAACTTTGTTGGTGTATCAACATTCGGAGAACAAAATGAACAATGGACCTTCAAATTTCCAGGACTACTTTATCCCATTGATCAGCTTAGCTATGCTGCTTTTGGCGTTGGTGCTACCGTTGCTATTCCTGATCAACCTACCGGAGTCGTGCGAAGAGCGCCTCTTGTTATCAATGCAAATGGAGTACAGTACCCTTCACTTGCCCTTGATACCGCTAGAGTGTACACAGGAGAACCAAGTTACCAAATGAAAGTCGGTACCAATGGTATCGAATGGGTAAGAATAGGTAGACAGGATCCAATAACAACAGACAGTTTTAGTCAATTGCCAATTGCATTTTGGAATGAGTTTGAAACGGTTAGTATTTTAGATCCATTGCCAGCTGGCAAGGTTTTAATTTTTGGTGTAACGGCAGAAGGATATTCTAATCCAGTACCAACCCCCACGGGCGCACAGTATCCCCATCAAGTTCAAGGCCATCTAATCCATACCTTGCTTTCAGGAGTTCAAATACAGCGACCCGACTGGATTGCAGTAGCCGAGCTCTCGTCTTTGGTGTTAGTTGGTTTAATAATTTTGGGGCTGGTTTATGTCGCTCCCACAGCTCTAGCGGGGTTAGCTTCTCTGGCGCTAATAGCATCCTCGATTGGCATATCGTATTACTGGTGGATGTCAGACATCTTATTCTTCGATGTAACATTATTGTCTCTATGTGCATTTTTAGTATTTGCCCAATCTTCTTTTAACAAGTACTACATCACCTTTAAAGAAAAACAATTAATTAAAAAACAATTCAGTACTTATTTGGATCCTCGTCAGGTATATTTATTACAGAAGGATCCTTCGCTACTTAAACTAGGTGGCGAGCGAAAGAATATGTCATTCTTGTTTATGGACATATGTGGCTTTACTCCAGTATCAGAACATTATAAAAACAATGATGATCCAGAAGGGTTAGTAGAATTAATCAATATGTACCTTGGCCGTATGACCGAGATTATCCTAAATAACGGAGGGACAATTGACAAGTACATGGGAGATTGTATAATGGCGTTCTGGAACGCTCCTTTACCTTGTGAAGATCACGCAGACAAAGCTGTAGATGCAGCAATAGAGATTAGTGAAGCAGCAGATGAACTCATTAAAGAGCTTGAAGAACAAGGTTTACCTCGCATTGACGTTGGTATTGGTATCAATACCGGCGACTGCATCGTCGGAAACATGGGATCGTCCACTCGATTTGACTATTCCGTCATTGGAGATGCCGTCAACCTCGGTGCTAGACTCGAAGGCCAAACACGCAATTATGATGGGGTACGAGTGTTGCTATCACAGTTCACTGCTGGAAGCAGTACGCGCAGAAGCTACAAGCGCGTTGATCGCATCAAAGTTAAAGGAAAAGAAGAACTTATCGACATTTACACTGTATGATGTTAGTGACCCGGCGTACGATTCAGTAAAAATATTGTTTTATGCACTGCATACAGCAGATGTATGGACCACAGTAGAAGGCATGAAGTATGATTGCGTTGTTGAAAGAAACCCTTTACTGCCAAGAGTACCACATAGAGACAGATTATTATTACATAAGGCAATATTTTTATCACCATTTGAAATGTTATTTGCAGAAGATGCTATTACAAATAAAGAAATGATCTTTCCAATAGCAGTAGCATCATGGGTAGTATATAGTAATTTGAAAGTAATAGATAGAGCACAGGATAGATGCAACTTAAGATAACAAATAACCAACACGATCCGGACCCATATTGGGAAACTCCTATTCCTTCTTGGCTTCTTGATAAGTTTACTAGAGATGATATTGCATTATTTGATCAAAATGGGTATGATATGACTGTTGTTGAACAGTGTTATGCAATGTGGAGTGGTTATCAGCCACAACCTCACCGTATAAAGTATACAAATAAGCTGCCATGGATGGAGGAAACAGAGATTAGCAACGAAGGACCACACCTAAACCACTGTGATTTGTATATGAGACGCGGATTTGCCGGCGAAGCACTAGATCAAATACAATTTTTAGCGCAAAAACGACCAATTTTCAACAAGTTAGCCGCTATGAGACCGAAGTGGGGCGTAGATATTAGTATAGATTATGCGGATTTACAAGAAAATGTGTTCGAATTGCTTCATTTTGAGTGGGATAGCTTTAAAATACACGAAGTTTACTTAATGAAAGAGTATGTTGAGGCGAGAATTAAGGATGTTGACTGGGATTTTCACGCAAATCAGATGTTATCACGTAAAGAAGAATGGAAAAATCTTGATTTTTTCGCGCAATCTGACTGGAAACAGGCATATTGGGGGCTTCCAAAAGAGCAATTTAAGGAAGTTATCTGGAGATAACTGCTTGATTTACCAGGAAAAAATAATTTACTCAAACCTGTTGACTTCAAATCAATAATTTACTATAATGGGTACATAATTTGAAGTAAGGAGTAAATTATGAATACAAAGTTTAAAAAAGAAGATTTTATTTGGGATGGCATGTATTTAATGTACAGAGGCGATCATGGGTTGTCAAGAACCATGGATTCTGTTCATCCTGATTGTCACCCATCATGGATCGGCAAACCAAAACCAGAGTTTATTGCTCGATTCAAATATGGCTACAAGCCATACAAAGCATGGATCAACTTCCTCGTTAAGAATTGCACTGTAGAACAGTATGTTCAAATGTCAAGAATCGATAATATGACTCCAGTAGCAATCATGAGAGATGTATTAGGTTATAGAGGTAAGATATAATGCCAGTTAAGAAAATTATAGTAACAGATGTTGATGGCGTTCTTCTAAATTGGGAAGACGCTTTTCAAATCTGGATGGAACATCAAGGGTTTAGTAAAGTAAAAGGACACCAGTTCATTTACAACGCAGCTGAGCAATTTGGTCTCAGCAAGACAGAAGGTAAGAAATGGGTAAGGCTGTTCAATCAGTCTGCCGCTATTGGTTTCTTACCACCATTGAGGGACGCGCAAGAAATCGTTCGACTCCTTTACAATAACTACGGTTATCGATTTGTTGTGTGTACCTCACTGTCTAATGATAAGGCAGCTCAAGAACTAAGAACTAGGAATCTTAAAAAGATATTTGGTGATGTGTTTGAAGAGTTTGTCTATCTCGATACAGGAGCTGATAAAGATGAAGCTCTATACAAACTAGCCAAGAAGTATCGAGGCTGTCTATGGGTAGAAGACAAACTAGAGAACTGCGATGCAGGAGATGCTGTTGACTTTGAACCCATTTTGATGGAACATGGCTACAATATGAATCTTGAACATGACTACTTTGTAGCTCGTGATTGGGAAGACATATACCTACAAATCATTAACAAGAGGAAGTAATATGATTGCAACTATCGTCACCGGCGTTCGCGGTGGGAAACTATCTAAGTCACGTGAACAGCTGATTGATAAGATTAGTGCGTTTGTTATCGATGAGTATAAGCTCAGTCGATTTAAAGCCGTTGTAAGTATTAAACAACATCTGTCTCGAAAGTTGATGGATGATTGGGCTGTTGGATATGCCTCAATGGACATCATCCCAACTGACAATGGCAAGATTAAATGGGCTACTATTGATCTTGTTAATCAAAATAAACGTGATTTTATAAAAACGTTGTTACATGAGTGGTGTCATGTAAAACAATATCTTCGAGGCGAGATGTCTTTAGATGGATATAAGTGGAAATCTAAAGATGTGTCTAAACTCTCATATAGCAAACAGCCGTGTGAAAAAGAAGCGTACCGTGAGCAAGAGCGTCTATACAAGAAGCTCGTTGACCTTAAAATTATTTAATCGTATAATACACGAAACTTTATTAGGAGAATATTATGGCTGATAGTCAGTTTAAAAATGTCGACAAAGTTGTCTTCCAACTAGCAGGAGCTATTGATGGACTCATTAGAGTTCTATCAAACAACAATCAGTTTGAAGAGCTTGAGTTAGACTACCTTAAAAATTGGTTGAACAAAGAACAGGATCCTCTTCTAGGAACCATTATTGCTCAACTAGTTGGACTAAGGGAAGTGGAAACACCTGAACGACCTGAGGAGGGCGCAGAGTAATGGCTTTTATTTCTGTGGGAGAACCCCTCCCTCTTTTTCGTTACAAGGATAGAGTTGCTGGTGAATTTGTAACTATTGATTTACAAAAAGAGATCAAAGGTAAGAAAGTTGTTATCTTTGGACTTCCAGGAGCTTTTACCCCCACATGCAGTTCACAGCAGCTGCCAGGTTATGAAATGCTGTTCAGTAAATTTGTAGATGCAGGTATTACTAATATCTATTGCACCTCTGTGAACGATCCGTTTGTTATGAACTCATGGTTTGATGCTCAAGGTGTTACTAATGTTAGATCGTTGCCTGATGGTAATGCAGACTTTGCAACACAAATTGGTGCTAATGTACAAAAGCGTAATCTAAACTTTGGTATTAGAAGTTGGAGATATGCTCTTGTCGTTGACGGTGATACTAATACAGTACTTGCAAGTTTTCCGGAAGAAGGATTTGGTAATGATGTCGAAGGTGATCCTTATGAAGCATCAAAGCCTGAAGCGGTACTAAAATGGGTCAAAGAGAACCTGTAAGACGAGTAGTCACTTGGGACGAGTGTACTGAACTTGTACAGCATATAGCTGCCCAGGTAGGACAAAACGAACCAGATGCAATTGTTGGACTAACCCGTGGAGGGTTAGTTCCAGCAGTTATGCTATCACATATGTTTAACGTCCCATTGTTTTGTCTTAACATCTCATTACGAGATGGCATGGCGTCCACATCTAAATTTAACTGGAAGGAGCTTTCAGATTTCTCTAATATTATTATCGTAGACGACATCAACGATAGTGGGTCTACTTTTGCAGCAGTGTTAGATCAATGTTATAGAAAACTAATTGCACATCCTAGATTTGCATCATTATTCACTAAAGACAGCTCAAAATTTACATCACTGTATTCTGGAGAGGTGATAAATAAAGAAAAGGAAAACGACTGGATAGTCTTTCCTTGGGAATAATAAAAGGAGACTTTATGGATATTATTAATATCGCAAAAGATTGGATCTTAGCTCGATGGGCTGAGCGTACTTCATGGGATGGAGGCGTTATTATAGCTCTATCTTTATGCTGGATACTTCTTGGAGGTATTGTAGACTGGTTAGCATGGCTAGCATTAGCTTACGGTATTTTCACTTTCGTTAAATCAGAAGGCTGGAAGGACTTATAATCAGTTATGTGGAATCTAGTTAAAATAGGAAAGTCACTACATCATCTTCTCACTACCTATGGTGAACAAAGCACAGATGGATTACAACAGTACGCAGAAGATTTAACTGGCGATAGCCGACTTGATCACGTGCTCGTTCTCTACAGAGAACTTAATATTCCATTTGGATTTATTTCCGTTACTAAAATGAGAATGACCAAAGGTGGTAGAGATATTATATGGGGTCGTGGTTTTAATGACAGAGACTACGTAGAAGGAACTGTCATACCTAGGTTAATGGATTTCGAATATCTAAACAGCTTGGCGCCTAATACTGTAGGCGCCCATTACTTCAATCTTGTAAAGAAATGGGGGATTGAGGATCTATATAATCAACGATTCAAACCAGAAGAAAGACGTGAAGGTAGACTTGTAGATAATATGTACAACAGCTTCAGTGATGATATAAGAGAGAATGTATCACGTCACGGTCTTCTTTCACATGATATTTGGCATGTACTATTCAGATACGATACTACTCCTCTAGGTGAGGGATGTATTCAAACTATTAGTAGATACCAATCACACTACTGGCCTATGCACATTATTGGTCTTGGAGCAGCAATTAAGTTAGCTCGCAAGACAAGAAGCTGGGCTCCACTCAAAGTATGGAGAGAGGCTTGCACAATCGGTAAGCAAGCATCAAGACACCTTACAGAAAACAGTCCAATCGATCTATTAGAAAGAGACATAGACGAGGTCAGAAAGCAATACAATATTCAGGTGCCTGTAGAGTATGCTAAGTACGTTAAAGCCAATCCCGATATGGTAAGGCTAGATACTTTTCATCCAAACTACAGAGACGAAGATTTTGAAACTGCAGGTCTGGAAATTTAAACTTAACTGGGATTTTCCTATAATAAAATTTATATGGAAAAATCCTATAAAGGCGTTGTATACAATTCTAGTTTTTGGTACAATCAAAATCGTTGTAATAAATAACGTCATAATTTATTTCTGGGGAGGAGAAGACAAAGTGTACTTTCCTCTTTTCAGAAAACTAGGAGAGATCCTACTCGGATAATAAAGGAGAGAAATATGGAAAGCGTTTTAGGAATTTTAATCATTGTTGCATTTGTTGGTTTCATTGGATATCACGTTTGGCAAGACAAGAAAAAAGATAATGTACCAGCACCTAAGCCTGCACCTAAGAAAAAAGCAGGTGGCGGAAGACCTAAGTCTGGCGGCGGTAAGACTAACTTAAAATAATATGGCTAATTGGTTAATTTATTCAAAGGACCATTGTCCTTATTGTGACAAAGCAAAGTTTGCTTTAAAAGACGAAGATAATGTAGAGGTGAAAAACATTTCTGAGAACATTGACTGGTTCACTGAACTCAGAGAGAAGAACCCTGCAGCAAGAACTATGCCGCAGATTTATAGAGACGATCAATTGATCGGCGGATATGACCAACTAAAAACTTTTTTGGAATTGAATGAATCATTATGAAATTAAATGTGATAGGCGATCCTGAGGCGTCAAACCCTCAGGTTGAGTCTAATGAGTTAGACAGAAACGCAATGGGCGGCACTGAACTTATGAAGTACGCCCTTAATAAAAAAATTGATCCTGCAATACTGGACAAGTTTCAGATTATTCCTAGTAGATTTAGAGGAACCGTTAAAGGCAAGATTCCGATCTATTGGGTTCACGATCTAGCACAGGATCCAGAAATGAGTCATCTAAAAGATGGCGGGTGGAAAAAGTTTGAAAAGATTGTTTGTGTGTCGCATTGGCAGAAACAACAAATAGTAGACTTTCTAGGAGTCCCTCCAAGTAAGATGGTCGTGCTTCAAAATGCAATTGAACCTATTGCTGAGCACACTAAACCAGATCCTAAAGAATGTGTTAACTTAATTTATCATACCACGCCACATAGAGGATTAGAGCTTTTGTATCCTATTATGGAATGGGTGGAACAACACTTCTCGCACATCAACTGGCACTTAGATGTTTATAGTTCGTTTGGAATCTATGGATGGAAAGAACGAGACAAGCCTTTTGAAGAGCTATTCAAAAAAATAAAGAAACATCCTAACATGACATATCACGGTCATGTTGAAAATAAAGAAATTCATAAAGCGTTACAGAAGGCACACATCTTCTGTCTACCTAGCGTATGGCCAGAGACAAGCTGTATTGCTATGTTAGAAGCTATGAGCGCAGGTTGTATTTGTGTTCATAGTAGTTTAGCTGCATTACCAGAAACGACAGCTAATTGGACTCTCCAGTACGACTACACTGAAGATATGAACGAGCATGCCACTAGATGTGCTCTAACTCTAGGAGACGCTTTACAACTAGTCACTGATCCAGTAATGGATGAAAGACTCAATATGCAGAAAGCATATATTAATGGTTTTTACAATTGGGAAGTGAGAGCAAAGCAGTGGGCTGTTTTGTTAAACAATATCATCAACAGTAAGGAAACAACTGATGTCTCAGAGGGAACAGATAGCTAAATCTATCTCTATAGAAAATCATTTAAAACTTCAGATAGCAGAATTAGAGAAAGCAAAGTATGGCGCTCTAATTAAAAATGAAGAATTAAGAAAAGAGATTTTACAACTAAAATCTGAAAATAAAAATCTTACTCAGCTTCTCCAAAACTCTCGCGCAGAGTAAGAAACTGAAGTAAGTATTGGTTACGCTCCTTAGTGTTCTTAATGAACACTTGGGGCTCTACCTCTCCATCGACCCCAATGATTGTAACTAACTGAGGAACCTGAAACCCGGTTCTCTCTTCAAACATAAAACTGTAAGCAGACTCCTGAACAAAATAATTCTGGATCCACTCTTCTTTCTTTTTCTTTTTAGCTGTTTTGAAATCTATGATAGAAAGCACGCCATTGTATTCAGCGACTAAGTCTACTTGGCCAGCTGCTCTTAGAAAATCACTATAAAGAAATCCTTCTACTGATCTAACAACTGTTACGTGTTCGTCCAAATGTTTCTTTATAGTGAGGAACATTTCTTTGTTAGAAGGCATTACCTTTTCTTCAGTTAACTCTCCAAGAATATAATCTTCACATAACTTATGTACGCTAGTTCCTCTTGCTGATGCCTGTGCTGTTATTTTATTTGCTGCAGTACTACCAACTCTAGCTCTCCACTCGCTTATTGCTTTAGCGTTCATCTGAGACGTTATAGTCGTGATAGAAGGGTAGTGAGAGCCGTCTGGTGTCTCATATACTCTTTTGCCGTTAACGTTCCGTCTAGGCAGTTTCTGAAGGTCTGAGAGCTGTAAATCGAACATCTATACGATTCCCATGGTAGCTTTTGTAATAATGTACTCTTTAACTAAAGGACTTCTTACAATGTCGCCTGTTTTAAATTCCATCTTAACAAAACTGTTCATGTTATTGATGACGCTCATAAATTGAGAGATGCCAGAAAGTTCTCTTGTGTTAGCTAGATCGCTTTGTCTATAATCACCACACAAGATACATCTAGTATTATCTCCTAGTCTTGTAATGACACTGTCAATCTCATGAAAGGTCATATTGTTTATCTCGTCGACAAGTACAATACAATTATCAAGAGTGGTTCCACGAACAAATGATGTCGGGACAAACTCAAGCATAAATTTGTTACTAAGGATTTCATAAGCATCTCCCCTATGAAATAATGAAGATGCAATTTGTTTGTAAGGCTGTTCATAAACTTCCATTTTCTGTTTGGCTGTGCCAGGCAAGAAACCAATATCCCTTGTAGGCACTGCACTTCTTACTACTACTAATTTTTTGTAGTGGTTTTTGAGCACCTCTTCTAAAGCTAGTGCCATTCCAACATACGTTTTACCAGTACCAGCATAACCATGCATTAGCAGATGATGACCATCGTCCCATGCTCGGCAAGCTGCTGCCTGAGTATCTGTTTTTGGTTTGAAGTCAACTTTAAAGTTGGAGGTGTTTATAGAATTGTCTTTTTCTAAGACGTCTTGTTGGCGTAACATTCTACGCTGCTTTTTAGTTAGTCTATGTTCCACTGTTCATATCTTTCTGAAACTTCTTTTGCCACTTCTCTACAACTTGATTAACTTTTCCTTGCTTAGCTGTGGTAGCTTTAGCTCCTACCTCTCTTCCAAAAGGAGTATTAGGATTTTGTTCACCAATCTTTTGTAGTACTTCGTTAAACCCTTCATCGACTTTTCTCTGACCCATAACACCAGATACAATCATAGGAGCACCTATGACAGTTTCAAGCTGAGGATTCTTTTCTAAAAAAGTTTCTCTCTCAGCTATCTTCATCATCATATCAAAGGTCTCACCCGTCTCGGTGTCCTTGAAAGTGTATAATGGCATTAGTCTTGATTCGCTGGGTCGTCTAAAAATTCTGGGTATGCTTGTTTGATGATCTTCTTAGACACGCCTTTAATCTTTCTGCTCTTTGCTTCGAGTAGTAAGGCAGCATCATCTGGATCAACTTCTTCTAGCATATTAATAAACAAATGCTCTCTTTTTGCTTGAGCAACGTTTGCTGATTTTGGATGCTTTAAGAAAACGTACATACGTCTCATATCTTGATATAGATTACCCTGCGCGTCCATGGACTTGTCCAATGGTTTGTATGGAGGGTTACCTTCAGGAAGTGCCCAAGTCAATCTGTTGTCGTAAGTCAACTCAAAGAGGCCTCTCAGCTCTTTGTTGTCTTCTCTTTGCAAGATTCGAATCTTTTCGCCAACAGACTTGGCTTTTTTGACTTCATTAACTATTTCGCCTAATCCTTTTAACATATTAAAACTCACTTATATTTTCTACTAAATTATTTAGCTTTTTTTGAACAAAGTAGTTAAACAAATGTTTTCTATCTTTGTCAGGTTTATTCCATTGCACATGCACTTCACTTTTAATATGATCGGGCGTGTGCTTCAGGTCGATTAATTTCCAGTTTCTATGAAACCCTTCTCTCCATTCGTACGAATCATCTATCGTACCAAACGTAGGGACCGATGAAACTACATCGACAATCTTATTTAGGGTCGTTTGTCTAACAGGCTTTTGTCTTTTGCCTGTTACAAAAACGTCGTCGTCAGATAATGCATTAGGAATTCCATCACCTCTATCTCCCTTAACAATATGTTCAATCATATAAAGAGATGGATCCTTGTGAGTGACCTTTCTCTTTCTGATTGGATCATATTGATCGACATTAACAAATTGTTGAAGTTGAATAAAGTCCTTGTCGCCAGATAAGATAAGAATCTTTTCTGCTCCAGAACCTAACTGAACTCCAAACTCATGACAAAGCACACCAATGATATCATCAGCTTCAGCAGTGTCTACTTGTAATACTTTGTACGGGAAAAATTCTTTGAGCTCATCCCTTATGTTATTAAGGCAATTGAATATATGAGGCCAATCATAATCAGACTCATCTCTATTCTTTTTACGGTGAGCTTTGTAGTACGGGAAGATTTTCTTTCGCCAGTTATTAGTATCATCACAACAGATAACTAACTCACCATACTCTTCTTTAAACTTTACACGGGCAGCTCGTAGTGCATTAAGCACCATGTGTCGAAGTAAGTTTTCTTCTACTTCTACGTCACCTCGGCCGTGTATTTGTGCCATCAGATTACTAATCATAACCTGGTTGAGGTCAACTAATATCATAATAATATCCTAAATCAAAACTACATTATACTTTATTTGACGTCTTCGGTCAACGTCCAATGGTAAAACAAATACATTGCATCTTTGTCTGTTGTGTTAATATCACGCCAATGAACAAACTTCTTTGCGTCAAAGAAAATACCTTGGCCAGGTTGCAGTGTTACTTCTAAAGGGGATCCACCATTTTGTATTTTTAAAGGCCATTCAATATTATCATACAAACAGATGCTGACAGTTAAGTCTCTTAATCCAACATCTGTATGTGGGTCTAACTTGCTACCAATACCTAAGTATCTTCGCGTAAAGCTGTTATGGTATTTGAAGGGGCGCGTCTCTATCTTTTTAATTTTTGTTTCTATTTGATCTTTGATCGATGTTTGAAACGGTAGATCGCTTATACCTTCTGAGTTGTTAGGTTCTTCATATGTAGGCAATTTGACTCTATAAAAATCTTCTATTACTTCTACTGTTTGATTGCGAGATAAAAATTTATCAATCAGAATCATTTCCAAACACTTCTTCACGCCACCTTTGACCAAACATTTGTCCTTCTTCTTTATTGACTATCTGCTCAGTAATTTTTTGTAGCGGGTGTCTAATATCACACGCCTTTAACATTAAAGACTTTACAGACTCAGATACCATGAGCAAGTGTTGGTCCAGTGATCCATCATTTTCGTTGAGCTCGATACCACGTGCAAGAACTTCTTCAAGAATCATATAAGTCATTTGAATGCTAGTATTAAGAGCCAGCTCCATTTGATACTTTTTGATGTTCTCGATTCTTTCTTGTTCGTTTTTAACAAACTCAGGGTGAGTATTGCTTTTAGGGAATGGAATAATTGTTGCCATATTGCTATTTATGACTTTTTCTTGGCAGCTTTTGCTTCTCTAGCTTTTCTTAATCTTTCCACTAGTGCCTGTTTTTGTTCTGGAGTCATTTCTCGCTTCTTACGCTTTTTAGTATTCCCTTTAGATACAACGGGACGATCGACGACGATATATCCTTTATCATTAAACTCTAATGGTTCCAGCCCATACGCTTGTCTTTCTTGATTCTCAAGCTCTGGAGTCCACACTTGCATGTAGTCTTTGTACCAAACGCCAAGCTCTCTTTTAGGTCTACCGTCTGGATAGTATGCCATAGACACACAATATCGTTTAACCCTTTTACTCATATCTCCGCCAGCAAATGCACTGACGTATGCACCAGACCTTAAATATGATTCTAATTGATTAATGTAACCTGCCCACATTTCTTTTCTTGCAAGCGCACCAGAGTTACCAGCAAGGTGGTTTCTATGTTCAGCTGCTTTATGAGTCTTAGCTTCTTTGATCCATTCACGAACATTCTTTAAACTAAACTCATGGTCGTCAGGCAATGCAACTACTTCTTTTGCAAACTGACTATACGCTGGTGGATTCTTTTTAGCTTTTGCTTCTCTTGCTTTTGCAAGATTATCCAACTTTTTTTGCTTCTGCTTTGAGGTCATCAATTATCTCCATCTGTCTGTATGTGTTGTCGCCATATCCAATGCCACCTAGCTTTGAATGGTGAACGAGCGTGTTCTTCCCTGGACAATATACTTGTGTTACAGGCGCAGTACGCATATCCACTTTACCTTTTAACACGTCCATTATTAAATTGCCAATGCCTATCGTGTTGTTACTAAAGATAGTAGGCCACATAATCTTGTTTCTTGCAGGCACTCCTAAATCAGCACAGATCTGATTCTCCAACTTATTTCCGTACATGGCAACGACTTTTATCCATTCTTCCATAGCAGTCCACAATTCTGCCATAGGACCAGCGTCAATTTGTTCTTCTATTTTTAACCACTTCTTCATACAGTACTTTGCAAAGTAAGGAGATAGCGAAGCGCACTCCATTGCAATTCCTGGATTCCAGAGATCAAACTCTGGCATAATTTTTACCAGGTTACTCAGTTCTTTTGGATCACGTACATAAGCATCGTGTTCTAATATGATAACTCTCTCGCCTGTATCGGCAGTATGCTTCCACCAATGAAACATTGATGTAAGACATGCCTTCTCCGTTGGCGTTATCTCATGTTTGTTTCTAATATACTTTCCTGCACTGCTATACTTGCCCCAGTTTATTTTAAATGGAGCGGTATCAATAGTCGCTGGTGTATAACATTGCCATCTTTCAACTTCAACGTTCTTAACGTCCTTCCAGGTGGCCATTGCAATCTTAGAATATGCAACGGACACAGGATTGTTGTAATCGCAAATCATAATTGCTCGAATCATTTTGGCATTATCCCTCATTTTATATTTTTAGTCAACGTTGTCTTTAAACACGTTTTACTATATTATATAGCATTAACTGATAAATTGAGGAAAATTTTTATGTTAAGCGTTGACATCAAATTGGTCGATCATTATACTCTTCTCTGCCAGAAGGGAAAGTTATAGTATGGAGAAATTAGACGAAAGCCTTATAACCAGTGATGTTTGTGTCCGTTGCGGGCATTGCTGTAAGTGGACATCTGAAATGCAAAGCGTGCATCCTGTGAACGGCCCTGAGTGGCTAAACGTTATGGCGGGGCAGTCTGATAAGACTGAATTGATCTGGTATGAAAACGAGGTCGTTGAACACTGGTCTATCAGAGATAATAAAACGGTTCATGAGGAGCGAGCAAGATTCAGAATCAAATTTACCTGCCCTAAGCTAGAAGTAGATAAAGAAGCTGGTACCAAGAAGTGTGGAATTTACAATGACCGTCCTAAGGTGTGTAGAGATTACAATTGCTTCAGAACAGCCAATCAAACCAAGAATAGGCCTCAGAATTGGGATCTGATATCTGGGATTATTAAAGACGTGCATGGCGTCGATGTTCGCTGGGATGGCGAGCTACAAACAGCGAAAATTCCGATAAAAAATATCA